CGCAAGCCGCTACGGCGTCCTCACTTGCTTTTCTTATTTCATTAATTGATTGTATTGCTTGAGATAATTTAGTTTCTATGGTTTTAAATTGCGCCTCAGCTTCGATAATATGACTATTAATCTCTTCCCCACGAGCTATTTTTGTGTTAAATGATACTAATGCACTATCAACCGCTTTTTGTAGGACTTTCATAGCGTCGCTAAGGTTAGTAATCTCGCTTAATACTAAATTAACCGAATTTAATGTTGTGCTTGCTTGGGTTGATGAAAATGAGGCACTAGCCGCCGCTTGACTAGCTTCTTGGACTTTACCCTCTACATTGGCTTTTAATGCGTTTAAACTATCTAATGTTTCAACCGCACTAGCTACCTTTGTAACTATTTCGTTTTTAAGCCTATCAACGTCCTCTTTTACTGTTTTAGCTTCATTATTATTTGAAGCTAATTTATTTAATAGCTCCTCAGCCTTAGCCAAATCATTTTGAACGCTATTAAGTCTTTGACCTAGGGTATGAGTTTCATCGTATGGGAAGTTTTGTGCATTTATTTTAGTTCTAGTAACCTGCACTCCACCCCTGGTTTGAACTACGTTGCCAACTCCTATTTCCATATCCTCTAAGGTCAATTTATTTACATAAATTTCTTTAATGTTAGATGCCATATTCGTCTCCAAATCCCGTTCTATATTGCACTGAATACTCAGCTATACTTTGATAGCCTGATTTTTCGTGTTCCTGGATATTCTCCAACTCTGTTTTATATTTGTTGATGAATAACATACCTTTATTTATATTCTCGCCACGTGTATCATCTAATAGTAGCATACCCGAAACGTAATAAACTAGCGTAGATTTAAACATTTCATTTAAATCCACATTATCTGTTTTCTCGCTAACTTGTTTAGGACGTTTTGAGTATTTTATATCTAAAAGATTAAACCCATCAGCCATTGATGTCATTTGTCCGTTTGGCTGCATACCTTCTGGGATATAAATAATGCGTAGGTCATCATCTACTTTTAAGCCAGTGATAATACCATCGATATTATCTCTTGTAACTCCTGGTATATCTATTGCTATACCATAAAGTCCATCGCTAGAAACAAAGTTATTTAGTTGTCTATAATTTGTATAGGTAGGCTCCTCCAACAAAGGATAAAGACTAAGTTCGCGTGGATTGTTGAGGTTGTATATGACAGATTTTAAATTACTACCAATTTCTTCCTCCCACTGTGGATTTTTGTCCATCGAACTAAATGACTTTACTTCCACAGGCTGGTTATTACATCTAACCCTTAATAGTTTTATAAAATCAGGGTCTGGTATTACTACCTTACGTTGATACGGAACTACAGGGAGAACTAACTCGCCTTTGTTTATATTAACTTTGCGAGCGAGGTCGTCTAAGCCCTCATTAATCAGCTCAATTATACGAGCATCGGTAAATTTTGTATTAGGGACATCACCAACCCTATACCTTACACTTGATATTAAACTAGAAACTAACATCGCTCGCCTTTAGTTCGTAGGGATTAACCTACGAACATTCCGTTAAATGTATCAAGAGGTATAAAGCTTATAACCGCATAACCCTCACCTACATTAGCTGCACCCATTGTAACTACACCTGTAACTTCTACAACTTCCTTAGTTACCGTAGGGACGAAAGTAGTTTGTGGAGTTACTTTAACAGTGCCAAGGTCAAATGCAACCGCAGCACCATTAACGCTAAGATTAACGTTACCACCTGTAGCACCCTCTTTAACTACAAGAGTTACACCTGTAATTAGAGAGTTAGCAGGGATTTTAGTTAAAACTACGGTATCACCTGTTTCAACTCCTGCTTCTTTTAAGGCTGAAATCTTAACATTAGCAATCGCAGCCGAAGCTGAATACTTCTTGTTATTACCAAGAAATTTAGTAAAATCTACTCTTTTAGCCATTTATTATCCTTTATTGACTTAGTTTATCGTTATAGGTATCAATAACAGCAACGCCATAGTCCATATTAGCAACTTTAGCCTCTTTGTAATCCTCAACCTCAGCGGTTAATTTACATTTATCAGCTTGCATTGTTAGGAGCATTGCACTCTCGCTTGTGATACCAAAATCTTGGCTCTCTTGGAACTTGTAGTCTGGAGTGCTACCCATACCTAGTTGGAATGCACCAGCACCTAAGATTAGACCACGTGAAGCAACTTTACCTGCTTGTGCTTTACCTGTTCCACTAAATGTGCCATTTTCGTCCACAGTTCTAAGACCTTGGATTTCTACCGCAGTTTTAAATAGTTGGTTATTTATAGATGAACCTGCAAATGTGCTAGCCTCCATAATAACAAATGAACCTACTTGAGTTACGTTATGGCTAATTAGTGCATTGCCTATACCACGAACTTCTGCGTGTTGATAAACCCTTTGGAACTTCTCGTCTTTAAGTAGGTCAGCAATTTGGAATGAGTCCAAAACCAATAGCCATACTTTTCTACCATCAGATAGTTTAAACGGCTTCATTGGGCTTCTGCGACCACCAACTGTATAACCTATACCTGTCTTAACGATTGTTTCCATATTAACTAGAAACTCCCAGCTAAGTTTATCAGTTGCAGTTAATGCACCGATTGTAGCTTTGTTACCAGGGCGAATTACGTGAGTAGGAGCTTGATTTCTTAGATAACCTTGACCTAAGTCGAAGAACATCTGGTCTTTAGCTCTTACGAAGTTGTCCGCTAGTTTTTCACGGCTATCTGCGTGTGTGCTAAGGTCAATATCACCTATAGCCTCTGCATCAAACTCCATACCATTATCTACGGTATAGCGTCCAAACTCTAGTGTTAAGCTATCACTGAACTTCATTTTCGCTGGGCTATTACCAAACGCCTGCTCTTTACCTCTAAAACCCGCTGTAGCTAGGTTACCGCTGTAGTCGAATATGATATTATGACCTACTTTTGCGTTAAAATCATTTTTCTGATAAATAATCGCATCGTGGTTATTACCAGTTAAGCCTCTCCAGAAACTTTCTGAGGCTTTTTGTATCATACCCTCGACCATCCAGCCTTTACGCTCAAGAGCGTTGCCGTATCGAAGGATACCTGTGCTTTGTTTTGCCATTTTATTTCCTTTTAGAACGTTATAGTTTTCTCATTATCCAAAATATTGGACACCTCTGCTTTAGCAGGAGCATTGCTTGAACCTCTAACACCACTAATATCAGTGCCATTTGCTTGAGGCACCTCTCTAGCTAGTGTTTTCTCCGAAGCCGTAAGGAATTTCTTAGTTAAACCTAGGAACTCCTCGAAAGAAATTTCTCCCTTTGCTAGCCTTTTCATATACAAAGGAGGAATTTGGTCTGCGATTTCGTCCTTTGTAAGATTAAGTTCAGGATTAGCGGTAATAAATTCCCTTAGCTGCTCAGCTAATCTCTCCCTCTCAAACTCTTCTGCACTAAGGCTTTTAATACGCTCTAGCTCCTTAACTATACCGTCCTCAAACTGCTTCTTGGCAGCTACCTCATAGGCATCTATTTTAGTTCGCCATTGGTCTGGGTCAGTTAGTTTTAGAGTATCTAGCTCGTCCTGTTGCTCAGGAGTGAGCTTTATTTGAGCCGCAACCTTATCACGCAAAAACGTAGCTTGAGCTTCCACAGCTTTCAACTGCTGTTGGCTCTTGGTGAAGCCTGCGACAGTGCCGCGTCTCCTTTTTTCTGCCTCAATCAACTTACCCTTGTAGTATTCTACCGCGTCCGCATCTTTTGGCATATTCTCCTCAATATTCTTAAGGAAATTAGAAACGTCATAGTCCTTATCGCCTGTGCTGGTAGCAGTATCTAGTGTTTCAGGAGTTTTAACGTCCTGTTCTGGATTACCATTTTCACCCATTTTATAGCCCTTTCTCTAGTATTTTGTAGTCAGTATATCATATTATAGCTTAAACTGAGCTTAAAGCCCTGAATACTCATCATCTTGGTAATAATCGTCAGGATAGCCCATCTCGTCATCAGTTAATAGCTCTTTTTTAGTGTAATTTGCCGCTATGGCTGTATAACGCAAGCTATCTGTATAGTTTGAAGTCCAGTCGTGTTCAGGCGTTCGTAGTGAAACACCTAATCTAGTGTCATATTTCCAGTGGTATTGCTGTATAGCTAGGAG